CACGACCGTTTGGCCGACGAGCTGCTGGACCGGGACGACGACGAGCAGCCTTGGCGGCACTGGTACAGCCCGCACGCCACCGTCGGCTACCTGGCCGGCGACCTGACCGAGGCCCAGTGGTGCAAGGTGTGGGAGTCGCGACTGGGCCGCGGCAGCTGGATCGCGGACCGGGTGGAGTTGCGCGTGGGCAGCCAGCTGGTGGCCACCTGGGCCCTGGCGTAGGCCATGCCCCTGGCGCGCTACGACACGGCGCTGGCCCGCGAGGTCGCTGCCACCGGGTGGTACCTGGGCCTGCCCGCCGTCCAGGTGGGACGGGCCTGCGTGGTGTGCGACAGCGGCAGCCCGCTGGTGCGCGCCGACAACGCCACCCTGCTGCGGGAGCTGCACGCGGACGCCAAGCGGCGCGGGCGGGCCAAGGCCCCGCCGCGGCAGGCATACCCCCACGCCCTGGAGGGCCGGTACCGGGCCCAGCTGCTGCGCCGGGTGCGCGCCACCCACCGGCTGCTGCTGGAGGCCATGCGCGCGGAGATCGAGCCCCTGCGCGAGGGGATCAACAGCAGGGCCCGCGAGCAGGACCGGGCCGACGCCCTGGACCTGGTGGCCTTGTCCGGGGGCCTGGTGGACGACCTGGAGCTGGCCGAGCTGCTGGTGGACTGCCGTCTGGACGGCACCGCAGCCCAGGACCGCCGCCGACTGCTGCGCGTGATCGACCGGGTGCAGGCGGCGGTGGCCAAGTCCGCCGCGGTGTCGGTGGACGCCGTGCGGGATCTGGCTGCTCTGGTCCGGGACTTCGCCACCCGCAGCGTGACCAGCCAGCTGCTGACCGTCGTGGCGATCGACGTGCTGCCAACCCTGGGGCAGGCAGGCCACCTGCTGGGCAAGTGGGCGACGGACCAGGCGGCGCTGATCCGGTCCCTGGACGCCCGGTACTTTGACGAGATCCGCGAGGCGGTGGTCACAACGATCACCGAGGGCCAGAGCACGCGCACCTTGTCCCAGGCGATCCAGGAGCGCTATAGCGTCGCCCGCAGCCGGGCCGACCTGATCGCCACCGACCAGGTGGGGACGCTGAACGGCAAGATCACGGAGGAGCGGCAGACCAAGCTGGGGATCGAGGAGTACACCTGGAGCAACAGCGGCGACGTGCGCGTGCGGCCCCTGCACCGCAACCCCGGCGACAGCGACGCGGCAGCGGGCGCGCTGGGCGGCACGGTGCGGCGGTGGTCCGAGCCGCACCCCACCGAAGGCCACCCGGGCTACCCGATCCGCTGCCGCTGCAGCGCGATCGCCGTGATCTGACCCCAGCCCTCGAGGTCCCATGTCCGTCCACGCCACCCTGCCTATGCGCCTGCGCGACCCACCTGCCTACCGGCCGCAGCCCGACCCGTGGCCGGCCGGGCTGCGCTGCTGGGACACCCGGCCCCACGCCCCTGGCGACTGCTGGTACGGCACCTGGGCCGACGGTGCATGGTGGACCTACGCTGAGCCGGACGAGTACGGGTACCAGGGCCCGCGGCTGCACCTGGCCCCCGAGCACCAGGGCGCGCGGCCCATGGTGGTGGTGCTGCCCAGCAATGACCTGTTCTGCCTGCACGGCGCAACCGTGCGGGACGGTCACCATGGTCCCAGCGGCTGGCGGGTGGAGGGCCAGCTGCCCGACGTGACCGTGCAGCCCAGCGTGCACGCCGTCGGTCGGTGGCACGGCTGGATCCGCGACGGCCAGCTGGTCAGCTGCTGACCGCTCGCGCTTGCAGCCCCTGGGTGCAGGGTGTAAGCTTGGTGCAGCACCGCAGCGCTGGACTACCCGCGAAGGGGGCCGCCTGAGCGACGGCAGGATCGCAAGGCCCCCGCCCTGCACTCTGGCCCAGCACCTGACTGCACCCTGCGCTTGTAGCAGGCCCTGCACCAGGACCACTGACCAGGACGACCGCCCACCCCCTGCCGGGTGGGCGGTTTGGTGTTGGGGTTGGTGTTCCACGTGCAGACGTTGACGGTAGGGGAGCGCGCCCGATACGCTGCCGGTGGATGACCACCAACTGCCAGCCAGTGCGCCGCACCGACCAACTGCAGACCGTGCAGCGGTGGGACCGCGTGCAGTTGGAGGCGCAGCTGGAGCCGGCCAGTCGGACGGCGCAGGGGTACCTGCGCACGCACGCCGCCGTCGCGGTGCCTGGCGTCATGGAGTACGTGGACGCCAGCGGCAACGTGACCCGCGAGCTGGTGCCCGCGGAGGAGCTGCACAACGTGGACAGCCTGCGGTCGCTGGCTGGCCTGCCCGTGACCCTGCAGCACCCCGACGAGGACGTGACCCCGGACAACGTGGGCACGTTGGGCGTGGGCGCATTGGGCAACGACGTGGAGATCCTCGAGCAGTCGGGGCACGTGCGCGTGCTGCTGGTCCTACACCGCCGCGACGCCCTGCAGGCGGTCGATCAGGGCATGGTCGAGGTGTCGCCCGGGTACACCACGGTGATCGATCCCACCCCCGGCGTGCACCCGGTCTATGGCGCCTACGACGCCGTGCAGACCCGCCGGCGGTACAACCACCTGGCGGTCGTAGACCAGGCCCGCGGCGGCCCCACCGTCAAGCTGCGCGCCGACACGACCGACCGCTGCGCCACCCGCCGCTGCGACGCCGCCGATCCCGACACCAAGGTGCGGGCGCGCCTGCGCCTGGACGCCACCCCCCCCGATCCCGCCAACCCACAGCGAGGCCGCGCCATGCACCCCTTCCTGATCACCCTGGCCGCCCTGTGCGCCCTGCCCTACACCCAGCGCGCCGACGGCAAGGTGTGCCGCACCGACATGACCGGCGAGGGCGAGGCCAAGCAGATCACCGAGGACCAGCTGGTGGCGGCGATCGCCGACGCGATCCGGCAGCTGCAGGCCAAGGCCGCCGAGGCCGACGCCGAGCCGGCGGTGGCCGAGGGCGAGATGAGCCCGGAGGCCATGAAGGCCCGGATCCAGGAGCTGGAGGGCCAGCTGGCCGCGCTGCAGGCCGAAAAGGCCGACCGCGACGCCGCGGCCGCGACCGAGGCGGCCAAGGCCGACCGGGCGCACCTGGACGGCCTGGCTGACCGCCTGGCTTTCGACCGCACCGGCTGGACCGACGCCACGACCAACGAGCAGCGCAAGCTGGACCTGGCCAAGCACCGCGGCCTGCTGCCGGCGGACGCCGCCATGCAGACCCAGGGCAAGGCCGACGGCGTGGCCCTGCCCAAGCTGGACGGCATGATCTCGGCCCTGCAGTCGCTGCACCCTGACCCGGACGCCGGCACCCGCGCCGACGCCTACGCCGACCTGCAGGTGCCCGTCAAGCCCCCGACCAAGCAGCCGGCCCGCAAGGACGGCGGCGCTGGCGACGCGCCGCCGGCCGACCCCATGAAGGCCGCGATCGCCAAGCGCAACCGCGACCGCCTGCAGCCCCCGCAGGCGCGCTGACCTGCAGCAGAGTGTCGCCCGCGATACCCTGCACCCTCACCCCCACCGCCTGATCCGCACCCCGCCACCTGGAGCACCCCATGCCCGCCGGAGCCATCGCCCAGCTGTCCGTCAACGCCCGCCGTCGGCCCGGCGTCCCCGGCATGCTGGTGGACCTCAACCACCGCAACGACGTGGACCTGCTGATCAACAGCAACCCCCAGGCGCGCGAGCTGTACACGCTGGTGATCGACACCGCGACCAACAGCGAGGAGTACGGGGTCAACCTGACCGACCCGCTGGACGTGTCGGTGTCCTACACCGCCGACGGCAGCACCAGCGCCGCCGAGATCAGCGCGGGGCTGGCCGAGGCCTGGAACACCAGCCCGCAGGCGCGGGCCATGGCCGAGGCCGACGGCACGACCGTGACCGGCACCGTGACCTTCACCGGCGTGTACCCCGGCGTGGCCTTCACCATGGAGGAGGACGAGAACGCCGCCAAGATGACCCTGACCAACACCACGGACGCGGCCGCCGCCGCCGCCGTGCCCTTCGGTCGGGCCATGGTCGCCACCAGCTACCAGACGGGCGAGCCCGACCAGCTGGGCGTGCTGGCGGCCAGCACCGCCCTGTCGGCCCGCGTGTCCACCCTGACGGTGATTTACGCCGCCAGCGAGATCTACACGGTGGGGCTGACCGTCGAAGGCCGGCGCTACGAGGTCAACGTGGCGGCCGACACCGACTCGGCCACGACCGCCACGGCGATCTTCAACGCGATCAACGCCATGATGCCCGCCAACACGGTGGTGGCCACCAACCCCAGCGCCGGGGTGGTCACCCTGACCGCCGAGCTGGCCGGCAAGTTCTTCGACGTGGACCTCGGCCTGGTCAGCGGCACCACCGCGCGCCTGGTCCTGGCCGACACCACCAACACCCCCGCCTGCGACTTCAACCGGGTGTTCGCCGGCGTGTCCCTGTGGACCTACGACGAGCAGCAGGCCGCGATCGCCACCGAGTCGGCCGAGTGGGCCGCCAACAGCGGGGTGGAGGTGCTGCGCAACGGCGACCTGTGGGTGGCCAACACGCA